TTAGGATACGTGCCTCTCACGCACGACATAGGGGTTCGAATCCCCTATCCACTACGACGGCGCCCGCAATCTATTGAAATTCAATAAGTTGCGGGTGTTTTTATAAAACAGCCGGGACAGAAACGGGACAAAGTTCCGGCGGAAAAATATTTGATTGTCAATAATATACATTTTTGCAACGGCGAAAATGTAAAAAAAATGTTGTCAGTCTCCACGGCGCGAAATTCCGCGTTAAATGAAATCCTTTCGTACACTTATCCGAAATTACACACCGGCCTTTGTTGGTTTATTTCTTTCTACGCTTTCGACCCGGCAAGTGGTCGGATGCGGCGCAAGCGAATAAAAATTAACTCCGTCGGGACTGCGGCCGAGAAGCGGCGGTATGCGGCGCAGGTTTGCCACCGGATTTCTGCGAAACTCGAAGCCGGATGGAACCCGTGGGTAGAGGCCGACGCCGATTATTCCTACAAACTTTTTTCGGATGTGCTGGTGCATTACCGGAACTATATCACCAAGCAGTTAAACGACGGGGTCCTTCGTAAATCGACAATTCACGGCTATATGAGTTCGGCCGGGATTATGGAGCGGTGGAATAAGGAGCAGCCGGCGCCGATCCGGTATGTTTACCAGTTCGACCGCGCGTTCTGCGTCCGCTTCCTGGATTATGTCTACGTTGGTCGCGGCAACTCGCCCACGACCCGGAACAATAATCTCGCGTTTCTTCGGTCGTTCTCGACCTTTCTGGTGCAACACCTATACATTAAGGAGAAGCCAACCGAAGGGCTGCAAAGTATGAGCAAGGGGCAGCGAGTTAAGGAACGGACGGTGATCGAGCCGTCAGATATGCTGCGGCTGCATGACTGGCTCGTCGCAAATAATCGGCCCTTTCTTCTGGCCTGCTATTTTCTGCACTACATGCTTATTCGGCCGCGGGAAATTTCGAAGTTGCGACTTTCCGATATTTGTGTAGCGAAACAAACGGTCTACATTGATGCCTCGATTTCAAAGAACAAAAAATCGGGTGTTGTTACCATTCCTACGCCGATTCTCGAACTTATGGTCGATCTGGAATTTTTCAATGCCCCCAGCAACTATTACATTTTTTCGACGGGGTTCCGGCCGGGGCCGAAGTTATGCAGCGAGCGGGCCTTCCGTAATTTCTGGAACAATACAATCGTGCGGGCGTTGAATTTTCCGAAGGAGTACAAATTTTATTCGCTGAAGGACTCCGGAATTACTGAAATGCTGCGAGTCGTTGATACGCTTTCGGTGAAGGAGCAAGCGCGGCACTCCTCGCTTTTGATTACTGACGCCTATACTCCGCAAGGAGTTCGAACGGCAAACCCGCGGTTGCAGAACTACAAAGGTATTTTGTAACGAAACGAGGGACGGCCGGAAAGGTCGTCCCTCTTGTTGTCGGCCATGCCGGGGTTACATTGTCAGCTTATGAAGCAGCAGCCAGGCGAAGTACACCAGCCATATTTTGAGTAGGGACCACAGTAGCCCGATAATCCCGGCGGCGATGTCGCGCCAGTCGGCCCGGGCATCGAGCACGTAGTCTTTGAAAAGGATGAGGGCCAGCGTTACCGCTGCGCTGAACAGGTACACCCATTTGATCGGGGCGAACATGCCGAAGGTTACGGCTCCTGCGATCCACGCCACGGCATTGATGTTGTCCGCGAGCGAAAAGTGCTGCTGGAGGTCTTTGGGCCATTTGTTCAGCCAGGCGATAGCGGCCAGCATGAACGATTTGATTTTTGCGAAAAAGTTTTTCATGGTGTTTTATTTGTGGTAAGTTCTGAAAAGTGCCACTTTTACACGGCCTTCGACCAGCACCTCGCGGCGGTAGGGATCGTACCCGCCCGATGCTTGCAGGGAAAACCGGCCGATGTTGTAGCTGGCCGTTGCTCCGATCCATTTGTTGCGCGGGTTGATCCCGACTTCGAGGCCTATTTCCCAAGCGGGCAGTTCGCGGACGATTTGCGTCTGTACGGTTGTCGTGTGTATGGAAAAGGTTTCCACCTTCGGGAGCGATACGTGATAGCCGAGGGCGGTTATGGAGTAGACGCCGGGTTTCTCGAAGTGGTAGAGGCTTAACGGAACGCGGACGGTCGCGGAGTCGGCGGGTGGTGGCTGGTTCACGACTGGCGGTTCCGCGGGTTCCGATTTGGTGGGCGGCACGACCGGGAGGGTATCTTCTACCTCCTTCACCGGGTCGGACACGTCGGACGGCTCGGGATTTCGGTCCACGTAGAGCGTTACGGTGTCTATGGTACTCTTTTCGATGATCTGCACCCGGCGGCCGGCGGCCTTCCAACCGAGCAGGAAGGCCAGGCCGAGCAGGAGGAGCAGGATTACAATGCGGGCGGCTTTCATCGGGATTGCTTTTCGTACCAGGCTATGCAGTCGAGGATCGCGTCGAAGTGCATCCGGGCGATGCGGTCGCGGCCAGCCTCCGACATGATGAAACGGCAATCGCGCTCGGTGTCCATGAAAAAGTTCTCGGTGAGGACCGCGGGGCATTGCGTCTTTTTGAGGATTGTGAAATCGTCCTCCTTGTCGTGGTCGCCGTCGGTCATGTCGTACCGCATTTTCCATTCGGGGAAGGCTATTTTCGCCCGCTTGTAAATGATCTCGGCGTAGTCGTCGGCCATAGTCTGCCCGATGCTCGTCCACACCTCCCAGCCGGTTCCGCCGCCGGCGTTGGCGTGGATAGAGAGAAGGAGGCAATTTTTCGCGCCGTTCACGCTGCAAATGTGGTTCACGCGGTTTGCGCGGACATAGAGCGGGATGTCGGTGTTCTCGTGGACGATGATGTCGAAGGTGATGCTTTTGTGTGCCAGCATCCGGGCGATGCGGCGCACGATGTCGCGGTTGAATTCGTACTCGAAAAGTTGCGAGCCGTCGGCCCATACGGGGGACCGCTTGCCGGGTGTTTCCTGGCCGTGGCCGTTGTCGAGGAGGATGCGGAGTCTGCTCATGGTCTTATTGGATTGGTGGTAAGATGTACTGAATTTGTTCGGCGGCCGCTTCGAGCAGGCCCTTTGCGTATTCGGGTGCGACCTCTGCGGTGTCTGTAAATTCGCAGAAGATGTTCCCTACCCATCCGTTTTCGGATGTCGTCAGGCGACGGATTATTGCCGAATGTGATCCGCTGTTAAGTAGCAGCGCCCGGGCGCGTTTGTCGCGGACGTTTTCGGCGATGTGCTTGTAGTATATGAAGTCGCGGGAGGAGAGTTCTGCCGCGAAATTTGCCACGTCGGACATTGGTAACCGCTGGATGTGGGATTTCATTTCGGCGATGCCGGTCCGTTTCACCTCCAGCGATATGGAAAGGAACTCGTTGTTCGTGAGGGGGTGGGGCTGAACGATATAAACGCGGTCGGCTCGCAGGTCGTGGAGAAGCTGCCATATCTGGCCGAAAATCTGTGAAACATACTCGTTGCGGCGCTTGCTCTGGTTGGCGAGTTCGGCTTCTTTCTGCTTCATTTCGAGTTTTACCATAGCATCGTGGCGGGTTTGGTCGCGTTTCCACCATGCCATAATAAGTGCGCCGACTGCGGTAATGATTGCCGGAAGATATTGCCAGAATCCTCCGGCTGCGGTTGCGATTTCTTGTTCCATAATTTTGAAGTTATGGCACAAAAATAGCCGCCCGGTGGGCGGCTGGAAAGGACACAAAAGGGGGTTGTCAGACAGTCCTTGCGAGGAGTTCTTCGGCCGTTTCGTAGGCCCATGTTCGGTGGGCGTCGAAGGCTTGGAGTTGTTGGGTGATTGCCTCGCGTTCGGTTTGGTCCGTAGTGATTTGGAGTTTGAGGGCCAGGGAGTGAATTTTGTTTTCCCCGTCGCCGGCGTACTCCGGGTGTGCGTGGATCAGCCCGGGGACGATCCCGTCCTTGGTGAACTCCTGGGCTTCGATCATCACGGCGCCGTCGGTTTCCGGGCCGGCGTACCAGTCGGGCTGGGCGTATGCGTAGCCGTCGATCTCGGGGGTTTCTCCTTCCGTTCCGGGGCTGACGGGTTTGTGCTTGGCCTTTTCCTCGTTGAGAAATACGAGGATGTGGGTGGCGTCGAATTTGATGTGCGCCATGCGGCTGGGGTAGGTCGTTCTGTTTTTCATTTTTTTGAGGTGTTATCCAAATACTAAATACTTTTTTCCGCGAACGGATTTTTCGTATTTGATAACTGTGGGATACTCTGTGAGCATTTTGGCCCAGGGGTCGCGCTCGATGCGGTCTATGAGGATTTCGGAACCGGTCCATGAAACGTATCGCTGCTCTTTGTTCGCCGCGGCTTCGGATGTCCAGCAGAATACGAGGCACGTTTTGGGGGTTCCGTCCTCGTTTTTGTCATACTTGCTGTGCATGAAGAAGTGGCCGACAATTCGTATGCGTTTGCTCCGTTCGTCCTCCTCCCGCGCTTGGGCATTGTCGAGGAAGCGCGGTGCAAAGGGATCATGAACCAGGCGCTCTAATGGTATCGCCTTGCAGTTGTCAAAACGGGTTCGGGCAGCTTCAAGAACCTGCCCGACGGTCATTGTTTCTTTCTCCATTCCTATTTTACGTATTAAATTTTTGCAATTTGCGTGTTTGCAATGTCCGAGCAGACCGGAATTTGCTTTGCGCATTGTTTTCTGGGATAGTCCGAGTTTTTTGCCCTTGGCTATATTCCGGCAAAGGTCGTGTTTGATCGGACCTTTGGGGCGGATGTGGCTCCCGAATACGATGTAGCCCGGCGACGGGACTCCGGTGTACGTCGGTGCGATATGCCACTTGGGGTTTAGCGAAAGGTGGTATTCGGTCGAAAGGTAAAGCCCGATCCATTCCGTTATGAGGTGTAAAAAGGCTTTGTCCCGGTGAAAAATATAGATATTGTCCGAGTACGTGAACACCTTTTTCGGGCGGCGGAAATTTTCGTCGAACCGCTCCGATAAATAGGCTATTCCTTTCTCCAATTCGGCGGCATCGGCGGGAGTTCGAGCGGAAAATATTTTGTGCTCGATGTAACGCTGGAGGTAATAGTTCTTCAGCGTGGGGTTCTCCAATATCCCGAACCATTTGTAGAGGTCGTGGGTCATGTATGCAACAAGGAGGTTTCCCACCGCGGGGGAAAATTTTATTCCGAGCGGGAACCCCGCGGCTTCGTTCTCGTTACATGGCTTTCCGATCTCTGTCCCGGCGGCCTTATCTATGAATTTGAACAGTTCGTCGAGAATGATGCGGTCGCCGATCTTGCGGGCGACTACTTTTTTGCAAATGGCGTGCGGCATCGTGGCATAGAATGATTTGATGTCGAAGCTGCCGTAGTAGTCGGTGTCCCCAGCCTGGTCCTCCTGGATCATCCGCATAATATCGCGGGCCATGACGTGAATCCCTTTCCCGTATCGGCAAGCGTAGGAGGTTTCGACATTGGGAACGTCGAGCGCCTTTTCTGCCGGGTATAGGAGGCCCCATTGATATATGTGGTCGATGTAGGGGAGTTTTGCCAGGAGTCGGGCCTTTTTGTCGAATATCGTTTCTATGCGATAGTCGTGGACTTCGAAGGATTGCGATAAAAAGGAGCGGCGGAGTTCTTCGAGGTTCTGCCTTTTGTTTCGGCGGAAACGAATAACGTCCGGCCGGCTCCTCTTGTGCGTTGCAGCCTTTTCCTCTGCTGCAAACCACGTCGCCGGATCGGCAGTTTGGGAATATAGGTTGTAGACGCACTTCATGTGTCTGCTTTGTTGTTCGGGAGAAGTCGAACGGCCAGGGGCCGCCTACCAAAACCCTATTGAACATAAATTTATCTTTGGCCAAGGGGCCGGGTCTCCCTCCAAAACTGCCGACGCAAACACGGTGTCAGCGGTTTTTTATTGTCATTGCGCAGCCGAGTAGTTCGCCGAGGACGCCGAGAGGGCATTGTTGACATTCAAGTTAGCAGAGCCAGCATTGGAACCATTGTTAGCACTACCGCCCCGAAGGCAGGAACGCAAACCGTAAGACTGCGACGTTTCAGCATTGGAGTAGAAATAGTCGCCGTAGTACGTTGTTGTAGAGCCTCCGACCTCGGTCGGCATGAAGGCCATGTAGCGCATGGTGGACTTTTTGATGTAACCTTCCTTGCGCGGGAGGCGGCCGACTTCCAGGCAGTTTTCGAGGGTCGTTTCGTTGTAGGGTTCGTACATGGATTTTGCGACGTAGCCGATAGTTTCCGTTTCCCCGGCGTTCACAAATTCCCCGGCGGTCTGGCTCCATAAATGACCGAAGCCGACATAATCGAGTCCGAACATACGAGGAACCTGGAATGTGGCAACAACCTCGTCCGCGGTGTTCCGCACCGAATACTCGGTGAGGCCGCAGCCGTCGGCCAGGTGGACGTTGATGTCCGTGGGGATAAGGGGATAGTAGCCGTTCAGATCGCTCCATTTCTGGCTGCCTGCGGTTGTTGCGCCGGCGCCGAACCCGCCCTGGTAGAAACCGTTTGCGTCGCGCTGGGAGTTGAAGGCGGTCTGGATGTTGAGCGTTCCGAAGGCGATCTCGAACACGTAATGTTTCACGCGGTCCGAAATATACCAGTTGGCGTCCCATCCTTTGCCGCGCTTTTGCGCCAGTTGGCGCCATGAAGCTACGGTTTTGGCGGTTGCGGGCATCCCGAGCATCGTTTGCTGGGGCGATCCGGGGATGCAGTTCTTCGTTTCCGTCGAAATTTCAACCCCGTTGCCACCGCGGTAGCGTTCGTCGGTGCTGACCACGGAGCAAAGGGTGTTTGTTGTGCGATCAATTACCCCGAAGCCCGTCGCGGAGGTCCCCATTTCGGGGATGTAGACGCTATCCCAGCCGGGAATCGGTTTGTCGCTCATGATGCGGTAGAGCAGGTTTCCGACGATGCGCTCGGTGAAATAGTGAGCATCCAGCCCCCACATGTACTGTCCGTCCGTGCCGTCGAGTTTCGCGTCGGCGCCGTCGTCGTACTTGCTGTGGTCCGTTTTGGAGAGTTTGCGGCGGCTTCCGTCGTCTTTGTAGATGTAGCCGCCGATGTGAAACTCGTCCTGGATGTTGCGCAGCACGTCCGCGGACCCGTAATATCCTACGGCCACGGGGGAGCCGAGGGTGAGGTCCCAGATACGGCCGCACGCCTTGATCCCGGAGAACAAAGAGCCGATTGTGCCGGCTCCGACTTTGCAGGGTTCGCCGTCGATAGAGCCTTCAAACTCCATGCGTGTAACGTCTGACGAGGCCGAAAGCGCGGGGAGTTCGTCAATGCGCTGTGCTCCTCCCCATGCTGCGGCTACGTCTTTCAACGTCGTGATTTCCTCTTGTGTTAATTCTGCCATATTGTTGAAAATTAGTTAGGTGAGACGAATTTTCCCTGCCGCTGTCCGGCGTATTTTTCCGGCCCCGGTTTGCCGGATGCGGGGCTGCTCTACGGTGATGTCGAGTACTTGGTAGAGTGGAATGTTGGCCGTGGGCAAGACGTTGATTCTCGTTGTGCCGATGCCGCGGCGGATGATTTCACCGTCGGGGCGTACAAATACCGAGTTTCCGGCTTCGATCTGGAAAATGATGTTTTGCAGGGCCGACGCCGGGAGCAGGCGGGCGTTTACGCGGTGTGTTCGTGGATTACGGGTTGTGATATGCCCGGGATATTCGACCCGCAGAAGGGCCGGCACGAGGGATGCGGCCTTCGTGATCTGGGGTTGCATTTCCTGCATGGTCTGTGTCGCGGCGAGTGCCTCTTCCGTTGCTTTGATCGCAGCCTGGGTTACCTCCTCGGCGTCGTGCAGTTCCTCCACGGCTTTCTCGGCGCGGGTTGCGGCCTGGTTGGCCTTCGTCGCCGCGAGGTTCGTTGCAGATGTAGCCTTTTTTGCCTCGGCCGTCGCGTCGCTGGCTGCTCCCGTCGCTTTGTTTGCGAGGTCCGTTGCTTCCTTGGCCTTTTCTGTCTGGGTTTTTGACTCCTTGGTGGTTTTCTCGGCTTCGGCCGTTGCGGTGGTGGCGTTCGTTATTGCCGTTTCAACACGGCCGGCGGCTGTGTTTGCCTTCTCGGCTGCGTCCGTCGCCTTCGCGGCCGCACCTTTGGCGATCCCCGCCTGCTCCTTTGCGTAGTCGCCCTGGGTTATCGGCCACAAGGCATATTGCTCCTCGGTCCCCTCGTAGCCATGCTGTACGGCATCTTCGTAGGCGCTGTCTCCGGTGTTGCCTTTGAGGATTGTGGCGGTAATGATTTCGGTGGCGACTACCACGTCGTTGTCGGTCGGTCCGTCCCAGAGGAAATGTTTCGTATCGGCCGGCACGCAGATATTGCGGATTTTGCCTTCGAAGTCGTTGTTCGGGACCTGCATGTAGAGTTCACGCAGCAGGGGACCGCGGCCCAGAGAGTAGCGGGATAGGGGAATGAATACCGCGAGCGTGTTGTCGTCGATTTTCTTGCAACCTTTGTAAACGCCACGGGTGCGGCTTACGGTGTAACGGCAATCGTGCTCGGCACGGTAGACGATTTGAAAATCTATTGCATCGTCGGGGATCGGCGTTGCAACGAGGGTGTTGTTCTCCGCGAGCGTGTAGAAGGTTTCGGCAAGCTGGAGGTCTGTTTTCCAGTTACATTTTTTTGTAGTCATATTCCGGGAAAAAATTTGTGGGCAATTCGGGTTCGGGGAGTTTTTCGCGGTTAAAATAGCGGCCTTCGTTTTTGTCGGCGAGGTGGTATTTGAACGTGTAGCTGTTCGATTCTCCGCGGGAGTGCTTCACTTTGTAGTCGCTGACGATGATCCGGCGCCATATTCCCTGCATGAGAACGTAGCGGTTCGTGCTTTTCAGAAAGTCCTGGAACTGGTTCGCGGAGCGTTCTGTTTCGAGCCGGCCCGTGCTGGCCTCCCATATCGAGGTGAAGTCGTTGATGAGTTCCTTTTCCGTTGTATAGGTCTTGAAGGTCGAAATGTCGCCCTCGGGCTGGTATGTCTGTTTTCCTTCCAGCATGAGGGTATCGAAGGCGCCCAGGGTATTTTCGAAGCCGAAACACACGTCGTTGTAACGCTCGGGACGTAGTATATAGCGTTGGGCGTATGGCCTATTCGGGGCAATTAATTCCATAACCTTGGCCGGGGCTATGTCTGGGTTTGCGTCTAAACTGACACCCGCTCTGTAACCGTAGCCGAATACGTCGTAGCAGTATGGGTCGAGGTCATGGGCTACGCAATGGCTTTTCCATAGGTAGGTGAAGTCGGCCCGGAATTGCTGAAAGTTGGGGCCGCTTGGGAATTTGAAAAAAGACTGCGTGAATGTGCGGCCGTCTCTGGTGTAAAGGGTCGATTGTATATTGTATTGATAGAAAGGCGGGACCGGGATAAATGCCAGCCATTGCGGCTGTGTTCGGGTTGTTTCTATTACCTGGGGTTGCCAGGTGAGAAAGTTTTCCGCGAACCATTCCTGGGTGATTATCCCGAGGTCGTTGGTGTTGCCTGGTATTACATAACCAGATGTCGAGAGTGCTCCCCCGCCGGGGAATGCAATTTGAACAATAAGCTGCGGCAATCCCAGGGCGCATGAGTTCGGCTTTGTCAGCGTTACCATGTTCCGAATCATCTGTTTTGCGTATATGGTGATCGTTTTCTTTGCGTCTGGGGTCATTTTGACGCTGGTAATGAGTGCCGAACCGTTGAATTTCACCGTAACGTATGCCGTCGAAGTCGTTATCTCCGAAAAAATTATATCGGGGAGGTCGTCGAGAAATCCGTATGCCGGCAAACCGGTGGTCAATATTGCCATGTTCTTTTTTCGTCAAATATAGGGCGCCTGGGCGCCGGTTGAAAGGACAAATTACGCCTCTACAAATTCAACATTCGCAAAGACAATATCTGTTTTATCGGAAATTGTAAGTTCCATTGTTTTGATAAGGAACAGACGGTTATAAATCATAATTTTACGCCAAAGTCGGAGGTTTGCGACATCCGTCGGCGAGAGGAACACGTCGGCCTTGATCGTGTCCTTCTTCTTCATGAACCATTCTGCGAAATCTTTGTGGAACTGTTCGTACAATCCCTGTTCTCCTCCAATAGCAATGGAGTAGGTGTTGTCTGACATTTCCGTTCCAATGTCCACGTAGGGCGTCGGCTTGGCGAAATAGTTACCCTGGTCGAAAAAATTATGATACCGGAGCATCCCGATATAGACGGTAGTCGGACGTTCCGCGCCGACGGTCGGGAAGTCAATAATGGGGGACATGCCGCGCAGCGTAACCTGTGAGTCTGTCGAACTTTCCAGAATTGGGGTTGCGACGTTCGCCGGGACGCATTTTGCGCAGTTGAACGCAATGCTATTTTCGTAGGTCTTTGAGTCCTCGGATTGGCGATTTATAATTTTCTTCTCCAGCCCGGCCTGGTAAACAATATCCATTGTAGCAATGGGGGTCTCGAAGTTGTTGTAGGCGATCCCCCTGCGACCTTCATAGTGGTAATATAGGCGGGCTTTAACTTGTTTCCCGGAATAAATATTTCGGGTTTTGGCGATTTGGACGTTGATATAATTCGCGGAGGTTTGGAATTTCCGAAACATTTCCTCGTATGAGTAGCAGGTTGCGATGCTGGGGTCTATCTCCGCCTGCCCGAGGTCGTCCACCTTGGAGGGGGTGTAGTTGTTGTTTTCGTTGGCATATTCCAGCGAGTACCCGCTTTCTTCTCCGGCGACTATCGAATAAATTTCCGCCACCTTATCGCTCCAATTTATGAACGTCTTATCGTTGATGATGTCCTTGTTGCTTTGAATAATGTAACCGGTTCCATTGGAGAACAATGTCGCGCAGAACATTTTTAGGATGTTGCTCACAAAATCGCTATTTGTCATATCCGGCAAGCCCTCGGTCGGTCGGAAATTCGATATTTTGGCAACGCTGTACCGTCCTGTAACCGGGTCGAAGCCGTCTTGATATACCACCGGAACACCGTAATATTCATTATTCCAACTTTCGGGCTTGTAGGGCGCAATAATAGCGAGCCGGTCGATGTACCAGTCAATACTGCCGGGGAAATATATTCCCGGGAGAATCTTTTGGAAAAGGAACGGCACTTTTATAGCCGGCACAATATAGGGTATATCCGAGTATAGGAAATTTGCATATTTATCAATGAGTGAACATTCGGCCGCCCCCGCCGCCGTTGTGTATTCGACCTTGGCGCTGTTCGGCTGACGTATAATCATCGGGAGACCGAAATCCTGGTAGTTTCCGTTTCGGGCATTTTGAACGAATGTCGAGAGTTTTATACCGTCGTATGTGTTCGAGGGTAATTCGTAGATATTCCCTGCGAGCATTTCGTCCATGCCCTTTCCTACGAACGTATATTTTAGGGCGGAGTCTGAAAATTCATCGAATTGCAATTCCCCGGTAAATATTTCTATTCCGGCAAGAATAATAACTGCGGGGACCTTCTGCACGAGCGGCGGGAGCATCATAGCTTCGACGAACCCGAACTCCGTTTTGTTGGTCGGAGTCAGTGAAAATTCTATGCCGGTCGATACGGCCACGGGAAGCCGGTCGTCCTCGAACATGGGGTTGTCGAGTGTGAAAGTTACTTCTTGGTCCGGTTTGTATTCGAGAATATTTTCTGTGCGTAACGATTTGATAAGCATATTTATCCTAATTTACCGCGCTCTTTCATTCTTTCGTATTCTGCCATTTTTTCCAGAAACCCACCGCGCCCCATGAGCGAAACATCGGATTTGAGCGGTTTTTCGAGGATGCCAGCGAGACGGGTTAGGATTTGTATCATGGCCTTGTTTTCGGGGGTGTCCGTTACGGGGGCCGTTGGGAGGGAGATTGAAGGCATTGATCCGTTTGCCGGACCTCCTGCGGCATAGCCGGGGGCCTGGATCATGGCGGGCATTACTTGTGTGAAATCGAAATCCCGGAGGCGGCCTTTTTGGCGTACCGCTTCTATGGTGTTGATGATCGGCGCGGCCGTGGGGTTCTGCATGGCTTCGTTGGGAATGACGTATTCCATTCCGTTTTCACCGACGAGAACCGTGGGACGGTCGATATATCCGCGGGCATCGGGGTTGATCCGGGCGTTGAATTTCCGGCCGTCCTGTGCTCGTTCAACGAGGAAGCTGCCCTCCTCGGCGCCGGCGATAGGTGTTGCGGCGATCATGGCGATTTGTGCTGCACCCATTGCGGCCATGATGCCGGCGGGGATAAGTCCCCAGGGGATGCCCCATTCGGAGAGGGTTTTCACAACACCGGCTGCGGTGTTGATCGTCGCCTGGATGATGCTCTGGGTTTTCTGCCGCTTGGCTTGCTTGATCTGGGCCTCCTCTTGTTTCCGTTCGTACTCGGCGTCCATTTGGTCTACCTGCTGGTTGTACTGCTCCTGGGTTATCAGCCCGGCGTCGAGTCGGGATTGTAGCGTTTTTTTCTTGGCGTCGTTATTCTTCTTGTACTTTTTCAGTTCGGCGTTTTCTTTCGCCGTCATCATTTTGTCGTAGCCCGAATATAGGTCCATTGCCATATTGGCGGCCTCGGCTGCTGCGAGCAGGGCCATTGTCAATTCTTCGGCTCCGAATTTCCCGTTTCCGATATTCTCAAAAAACAGCGACCAGTCGTCCTGTGAGAACCCGAACAAGCTGCCGCCGCTTTGGTTCTGGGTGAAGGAATAGCCGAGTTCGTCCACTTGCTCTGCGGCGGCATCTATGGCGCCGTTCACCTCTTTGATCCGGCGGATAAGGTCGTTCTTTTCCTCCTCGGAAAGCAGGGAGGAGTCGATGTCGATTGTTTGGAGCACGCCTTTGAGGTCCCGGAATGACATTGTGCCGGTGGCGTTCAACGATTGGAGTTGCGCGAGGGTACTGCGTAAGTATTCCTCGTCGAGGGCTTTCAATTCGTTATATTGTTGCCGTTTGAGGCGGGCGCGTTCCGTTTTGGTGAGAGTGGCGGTTTGGAGTTCGATCTTGTGGCGTTCCTGCATGACCCGGCGGCTCTGCTTGTATTCGTCCTCCTCCTGTTTAAGTGCTCCTGTGGCCCGTTGGAGTTGGATTTTAACGAGGTTCCGGTTGTGCTGTGCTTCGAGTTGTTCCAGGGCCGCAGCGTTCCCGGCGTGCTGTTTCTTCTTCCGCTCGTAGTCGGCATTCTCCCGGTCCGTGGCATCCGTCATGTTCTGGATGCGAAGGTCCTCGGCCGCGTCGGCCTGCTGTTGCTCGCGTTTCTTCTGCTCGATCAGTTTGTCGGAGAGTTGGGCTTCGAGTTTCGCACGGGCTTCCCCGGTGTCTTTATTCGAAGCGAGGCGGGCTTTGAGGGATGCGATTTCGAGGGCCAGCAGTTTGTTCTGGTACTCCTGCTCTGTGGCGATTTCCCCGTCGGCGAATTGCTTGCGGAGTTTTTGTTTTTGGGCTTCAAAATCCGCTTCCGAAATCTCCGATTCGTTCTTTTTCAGTTCGAGGAGTTTGTCGGCGAGCTGTATTTCGAGTTTCGATCTGTCGGCGCCGGATTCTTTGTTTGCCGCGAGGCGGGCTTTTAGGGCCGCGATTTCGAGGGCCAGTAGTTTCCCTTGGTAATCGCGTTCTGTGGCGATCTCCCCGTCGGCGAATGTTTGGCGGAGTTTCTTTTTCGCTGCCAGGAAGGAGGCGTCGTTGTCGAGGCTCCACTTTTTCTTGTTGTTTCCGTCGCCGAAGTCGCTGTCGGGGTCGTCGGTTTTCAGTGGGTCGCCGCCCTCGGCTGTCGTGGAATTTGTACCTGGCGGGGTTGTAGTCGTTATCCCGAAGCGGTTGCGGGCCTCTTTGTCGGCGGCATTTTGCGCGTCGCGGAGTTCTTGTAACTTCCGGACTAATCTCTGGGCTTTTGCGGAGCCGGTCGTGAGCCAGGCATCGAGAGACTGACCGCCAAAGAAAGCGTTCATGATCTGGCTGTAATATTTTGACGCCTTCTCGGTGTAATATTGGTCGTTGAGTTTTTCCCAGAGTTTATCCGATATTTCGCTGAACTGTTCATCGAAGGCGGTCTGCTGTGCTTCGACGAATTTGTTGTACTGCCTTGTTTTGGCGCTCTGCATAATAGCGGCCGTCAAAGAGTTGTACTTATCCCGAAGGGTTTGCACGGTCAGGGTTTCGTTTTTCAGCGTGCTGTCGTATTTGCCGAATTTGTCGATGATCTCCTGTTTCGTGTCGTTGTACTCTTTCGTGCCTACTTTGCAGCCTTCCAGCTTCCCTTTCAGCCGGTCGAGTTCTGTGCGCTCGGTCGCGGCTTCCGTCGCAGCATCTCGCATGTGGCCCGATAACAATTTTTGAAATTTGGCTGCTGTGTTGGTCCGGTTGGAAAATAGCGTAATGACGCTCACCAATCCCGATATGGCGAGTGTGGCCCAGCCGACGGGTCCCATAGACACAAAGAACGCCTTGAAGGCCAGACCTGCGGCCCGCAGGTTCCCGGCGAGGAGAAGTTGCGCGGCGGCCATTAGCTTCGTTGACGCAGTTCCCTCCTTCATCGCCAGGGTTTCACGCATGAGCGCAATCTGGTGTGCTTTGCTCCATATTACCAGCAATTTTTTTCGGGCGATCTGTATGCTATCCCACTTTTCCTTAATCTTCGCGGCTGCGACATAGGAGGCGTATGCAGCAACCAGCACAATGATTGCCCCTTTGTTCCTTATCAGCCACTCGATTAGGATGCGGGTGGTTTTGATAAGCGCCGCTTGTGCCGAGAGGGATTCGTAGTAGGCCGGTAGTAGTGATTTTCCGAGGGCGGCCGCCTCGGCCGTGATCTGTTTTTTACGTTTTTCGGCGATTGCTTCAGCCGAGTTGTTCATGATATTGAACTCCTTCAAACACGATGTCCCCTCGGTATATGCACGGTTTGCGATCTCCTGCTGTTCGCGGAGTTTGCCGGTATTTTGGGCCAGGGCTGTCAGAACGCCGGTTGCCCGTGTCCCGTCGAGTTTGAGGGAGTCGAGAGCTGCGACGATCTTGCCCATCGCCGCGCCGTTCGATCCCATGCCGTCGAGCATCCGGATAAGGGCCTCGTTCATATCTTCGGCCATCAGCTTCTTGAAATCTTTGACGCTCATCTTCGCTGCGGCCGCGAAGGCGTCCGTGCGGCGGTACATTCCGGTTATAACCTGGGACATGGATGTTCCGGCTACCTCCATTGTCTGCCCGAGGTCGTCGAGCGTTGCGCCCAGGCCGGCGATGTTGGCGAGGGATATTTTCGCAGAACTTCCGACGCCACCCACGCGGCGCATGAACTCCACGATGTTCGCTTCGTTGGCCGTCGAAGCCTTGCCGAGTTCGTTTACCGCGGCGGCTGTTTTCATCATCCCCTCCTCGATGCCGAACTCGTCTTTTATCTTGAACACGTTTACCAGTTTTCCGATCTGGCCGATTGTGGTTTCGACGTTATCGCCGAGGTCTTTGCCGAGTGATATTTTTATGATGTCAGCAGCGCGGGTAAATCCTTCGATGTCATTCTTGGCGATGCCGAGTTTTCCGCCGATGCGGGCCAGGGCGAGGAGTTCGTTTTGCGCGGTCCGGGTGTCGATCTTGGCAAGTATGGCGTTCAATTCTTCTACCTCCAGACGGGTCATGTTGGTAGTCTTTCGGGCGTTCGACATAGCCTCGTCGAGTCCCGAATAGGTCTGTATCGTTTTGTGAAGGCCCGAGCCGTACATGGCGAGCGCGGCGAATGTTGCCGTAACGGTTCCGATGTACTTGTTCACGTTGGTAGCCATACGGCACATGACACCTTCGGTAACGGCCGTTTCGGTTCGGAGTTGTGCCATGCGGCCCGTTACGGCTTGCAGTTCGTTTCGCAGGAGTTTCCATTGCGGCGTCCCGGGGACGACGTTACGCATGGCGTTCCGGAGTTCGGCGTGTCGCTGGCTTAACTCCGCCGTGGTCATGGATGTAACCTTCATTTCGGACCGGAGTTGCTTGGTCCGGGCCTCGTTAGCCTTGATCGTTTCGGAGTTCTTTTTGATCGTGGCGGTTATCTCGGCGATACGGGCTTTGTTCTCGCCGCCTTCTGCTCGGAGTTTTTTTTGCTCGGCCAGCAGGCGGCCGTTCTCACTTCGGAGGTCCTTGGTGCTACGGGTGAGTTGCCCGATTTCTTTGCGAGCGGGATCGCCGTTTACGATGATGTTCAAACGGAGGTCTTCTTCTTTGAGGTTCTTTCCCATTGGCTGCTACTTGTTTTCGAGTTCAGAGCGAATGCGAGCGGCAACATTTTCCGTGAAATCGTTGGCGAGACGGTAGGCTATGGAATTGAAATGCCCCCAGATGAACCGGTTGTGAATTTTCCGGTTCCGTCGGACGATCTTCGAGCCGTATTTCATCGCTTTGAGGTCGAGGAAGCGTTCGTAGGCGGTGTGGGTGAGGACCAGTTTTCCGGAGTACGCGGCGCCGGCCGAAACCTCGGCTTCGCGTCGGGCTATGATATTTTTGGAATGGAAATGCAGCCGTGCGGCAAACGCGGCTTCCTGGTTCGTGAGAAGGCGGGCGCCTTCGTTGGTGAGGATTTCTTCTACAAATCGTTGCTCGACGAGTGATGCCATGTCATTCGTTTTGCAACAAAAATAGCCGCCCGAAGGCGGCTATTAAAGGACAAAAAAGCGGCGTAAATTGCGGCCGGAGAAGGTGCGAGGGACCCCCTCGGCCGATTCACTCGGCCGGGTTAAGTGGTCTTTTTTTTACGGGCGCCGACCAGGCAGGCCAGCAGAAAGAGGGTGATGCCTATTGTAAGCCAGAACATAGTCGGGGGCTATTGAAGTTGTACGTTTAATCCGAGTGCTCCGGCGATCTTCAGCAGGGACGAGAACTGCACGTCTACTTCTCCTTTTTCGAGACGGGCGATGTAGCTTTGTTTTGCTCCGACCTTCTCGGCCAGCGCAGCTTGCGACATTTTCAACTCCCTGCGGCGTTCGCGGAGAATTTCGCCGTAGAACCAGGCTTTCGCCTTTGTCTCCATTTCCTCGCGCTCGGGGCTTCCGGCCGGGCCAACATACTCGGTCATTAACTCCTCGGCCGGGCGGAAGTTCTTTTTCAGTTTTTCGGGGTCTACTCTCATAATTCTACCTCCTTCATTATCTTTTTGGCAATCTCTATTTGTTTTTTGTAATCCTTGGTGGACTTTTTCAAAAAGCTGTTCAGCAGATAGATTTCGGTTGCCTTTACGAAATTATCGCTGTCAATGGCGAAAAGCACGGTTCGGTACTCGTTATATCCTACTGACACGCGCATTTCGTAAAACTCGGTCCCTTCCAGTTTCTTCACGTACTTGGTCGGGAGCACCTGCACGGTCTCGGTTATCTGGATCGTCCATAAGTATTTTTCGCGGACTCTGGTGTCGAGGTCGTCGAAAAACCGCTTGAACTCCTCCGAGTAGTAAACCGTTCTTACTTTTCTATCTGCCATTTCGTTCATATTTCATGCCACAAATATAACTAATTAGTTATAATTATGCAAATAAATTCCCTGAAAAATTGAGGGGCCGGCGAGAATTATTCCCGCCGGCCCCTGCGGTGTTCATGTAATTATGCCCGGTAGAGCATTATGTCGGTATATTTAACAGCGAATGTATTTACCGAAAATTCCCTGCGTGTGGCTCCTTCGAATGGGTTTCCGTGGACGGCGTTCGATTGCATCCAATCGAGTAACTCCACGATTTGAGACTTGTCGGACGTGAAATATATGTAAGATTGCCCGTCGATCACTCGGAGCACGTCGAGATAATCCCGAAGTCGCCAGTAGCATTTATATACGCCGGTGTCGGTCGAAAGATAAGGGGGATCGACAAAGAACACGACGCCCGGAACATTTTTATAGCGGCCGAATAGTTCCCGGTAGTCGTGTTTTACAATTTCCAGCCCGTCGAGGTAATTGTTGCAGGAATAGGAGGTTTGTTTTATGTTGTTGTAGAGAGTGCTTTTCCGGAGTATTTCGAGGTTGTCGGCGTAGTTCGCGGAAAACAGAAGGGACGAGGATATAGTGATGTAGTCCACAAATCCGGTCTGCTCGTGTTCTTCGAGCAGGGCGACGATCTGGGCCTTTGCATCTGCCGGGACCTTCGCCACGCGGGGGATGCCGGCGAGGATTTCGCGGATTTCGGCGAGGATCGCGTTCGTCCGTTCGACGTTCTCGATGCGGAGGTGGTAGTCGTCGAAGTCGTTGTAGATAACGCGGGCATCCGGTCGCTCGTGTGCCGTGATGTGGGAGAGTAAGCCGGAGCCACCAAACAGATCGACGAAGGTCGTGGCCGATGAAAATTCACGCAACGCTTCGCGGAACTGGTTCACGAAGCGGCGCTTTTGCCCCATGAAGGGAAGGGGGGCGGAGTTGTAGATTTTTGCAGGCATTAATAGAAAATTTTGGTCCGCAAAAATCACCGTTTTGACGGTGTATCACAACTATTTGGGGGGGGGTGTCGCTGCACGTTCCGTGCAGTCTTTTCCGAGGCGGGCGATAAGATTGTAGACCTTCCGTTCGCTCACGGCATATCGTTCGGCGAGGATCGCAACGATGTACGTAACCTTTTCGGCCCGGGCCTTCATGGCGCGGTAGTCATTGTATAGGTCCAAATGTTTGTGGTCGTCCGGGTGGATGCCGAGGCGGTCGAGGCGGTCGAGGATTTCCCGATTAAAAGATAGGATTTCGAAGATTTTCATTACTTTTGCGGTACTCTGACTTACTACAATTTTACACGCTCACAACGATAAGCAGGAGGTTTGCCCCCGGTTTGCGCTGTGAGCGTGCGTTTGTGTAGTAGGTCAGAGCACTGCAAAAACGGCCGGGGGCTTTTTATTTCAGCGTGATCGCCGCCGAATATCCGTTCCAGCCACCGAACACGCCGGCGGCCGGAAGCACCTCGGTCTCGATCAGTTCCATGTCGGCCAGGAGGGGACACGTGCCGGGCAATCCTTGGCCTCCTATGTCCGCCGAGAATTTTTTGAGCACTTTGTTCAGCATACAGACCGTCGCAAGATATTGTCCTACGACGTTGCATTGCGTCGCGGTCATTTCCTTTGCCTTTTCCAGCGTGTAGATGATGAAGGTATGGGGGCCGGCCATTCCGTCGCAGTTCCCGGATAGTTTTGCCAGAGGCATGGAAATAATGATTTGGGGGCCTTCGATGGACGGACTATTGAGTACGGTGGTCCCTTGGTTTTCGTCTGCTACGATATGCGGCGCCGGGACGGGAAGTCCGACGTTAATCGTTTGACAATACTCAATTATCCGCTTTAATTTTCCTAACATGGTCTGTGGTGTATTTATAATTCAACAAAAGGGCTAAAACGTCTATGATGTTGGCCTCTGCGGTTCCGGCCATATCTCCGAAGATGTGCTTTTCTGCGAGGTCAAATTGTACGCCCAGCCAGCCCAGGGAGTTCCCGCCATCTTCGTTTTTACTGAATAGGGGTTCGAAGGACACCTCGCGGCCGCTTATATAGAATGTGCCGTGTTGGATATTGTCGATACAGGCAGCATACCAGAATAGAAAAAGTTGTTTTTTCCAGCCCGGCAGGAAACGGATAAGGCGTGCCCGGCGTTCCGTTTCTTCCATTTTGAACGGTTCGACTTTACGGCCGCACGGCTGCATCGGTCCTGGTTGGCGGTATAGGCGGGCGATCATGTTGTCTATGTGGCATTCGTCCTTGGTCGATGTGTAGAATGCCAGATCGGCGTCCGTGGCGATCAGTTCCCCGAAAGATAAATCCAACAACCCGGTGTCGGGGCCGACGAGGCGGACCGGTCCGATGTCCAGTAGCGGCAGGTGGTTTGTTATCGTGTCGAATACGGGCTTCAGCCCGTCTCCGTCGGTGGTGAAAAGGAATCCGAGGAGTTCTTCGGCCAGGAGCACGACCTTCTCCGCGCGTCGGTGTGCTTCGGCCGGGTGTAGTCGTTCCCATGCGATGCTGCGGGCTGTGCGTTTTATCCCTGCGAGGTAGTAGAGTACCCGGACACGGAACTCGGCCTGCGATATTTTTGCGCATTGGAGGGCGTATAGCTGCTGCATCACGTAGTACACCTGGGGGCTGGTCATTTCGGAATATGACGACGGGATGTCCGCCGAGAAGTTCGCCTCGGGAATTTCGATCCGGTTCATGGTCAAGTCATGAAATATTTTTTATCGCGGGAGTTTTGCGGCACAAGGTCCGCTTCACGTATCGGTTGGCGGCGTTTCGTTACGGCTTTTTGGAGTTCTTTTTTTGCGTCGATAGCCTCGGACTCTACGGATTGCAGCAGCGCCCGGGTTGCTGCGTCGTCCATATTCCCGCCGCGGCTGCCTTGGAATGAGGCCGAGAAGCGGCGGACGATCATTGTCGGCAGCACTTTGATTGACATGCGCTTTACGGCGGTTATTACGGCATAAAGCGGGACGCAACGCTTTGCGGCCGCCAGTTGTTCGGCCAACTCCTCGGGTATGGGGTCCGTTTTCATTTTCTCGAACTCCTCGTCTCCGACTATGGGCCGGATGATGCGGTCCTGTACCTCCAGCATGAAGGGGACGAGGATGTAGAACATGCGGTGGGAATCTTCGAGGGGGAAAACCTCCTGGAAGGTGTCGAGGTCCTTTACGAAGCACGCCGCGAGTTTCGTCCGCAAAGGGGATTTTTGCCACTCGGAGACAGTATTTTCTTCCAGAAAAATGTAAAGGTCGTCGAGGGCGCGATAGTATTTGTCGAGCAGGGCGTCGTCGTCCCGGTCGTATTGCCATTGCCAGGGCATTTTCTCGCTGCCCTCGTTGATTTTCACTTTGCGGCCCCCGTCCTCGTGTGATAGAGTGTTCTGCTGGTAGAATCGCACCATTGCCAACTGCGCTACGGGGGCTTGTATGGCTTTCAGTAGTCGTTGGTCGAGGGTGTCATTTTGTGTACCGAAGTCGGTGGAGTTGTAATATTTTTCGGCGCGGTCGAATACCTCCGGGCCGATCAGTCGCCGAACGACGCCGGCGGCGGACTTGATCTCGGACTCGATAGCCGAGAAGTCGTTGCTTCGGAAATAGGTCCCGACGAGGCGTTGCAGTTCGGCGGCCCCTTCGTTGTTCTTGTTGAAAATCATATTCTAATTGTTTCGGGTTCGGTCCTCTGGGGCGACTTGCTCCTCGGCCATGAGGTTCTGGTGATAGAATCCGAGTTGCAGGTCGGTGTCCGGGAAATTGAACTTTATAGCCTGGTTGATCGGGTCCAGAATTACCATTTCGGGGATCGCAACGTCGGATAGCTTGTAAATCTGGTGTGCGTAGAGCATTTCGGAGCCGGAGGCGAGTTTTCCGTTTACCATGATGTTCGTAAGCGAGGGGTGGAGTTGCATCCCGGAGGTGATCGCCGAGTTCGCTGCATCGCCGATTTTCAACTGCGACTCGACGAAATCTTTTATTTTTTGGTCCACGGCTTCAATCTTCCAGGAGCATAAATTGTGATCGGCGTCGTAGAAGTCTATGCTTTCGAAAAATTTTCCGGCGTTCTTTTTTCCGGACAATACCTCGGTTATGGTGTCCAATATTTCGGCTTTGACCTTTTCGAGGCGCGTTTCGATTTCTGCGGGTTGATCTTGGGGGTAAAGTTCCTCTAATTTTTGTTTTTTCTTCTCCCAGTACCCGGCCGGGGAATGGATGTGATAGGCGAGGTTCAGACCGTTGTCGGTAACATATTTGAAGATCATCGGAATATCGGAGCCTCGCAATATCCAGCGGATCGCGCCGAGAAATGCCGGTGTCGAATAGAAATTGCGGCCGAAGGAGTAGGAATAGTTGTAGGATGCGGACACGGGGTACTTACCCGGATCGAGGGGGTCGTACACGGGGAAGGTCTGAATACCCGATGTGAGGCAGCCGTTTTCGAAATCTCCGACGAAGATGTGCTTCACGTCCTCCAGACAGCGTGTGTCGGTCCATTCGAGGCGGGCGTTCGTTGATTTCACGAATTGCAGTTTGGCGATGCGGGCTTTCCTGCCGAGGTGATCGACAGCGCGGGCGCCGAGTCGCTGGGCGCGTTCCATAAAGTGCAGGGCAAAAAAGCCCTGCATGTGCAAGTGGTCTACGAGGGCTTTCTCGATGAATTTCTTCGCCTGCCAGGATGCGAGCCATGCGGAAATCTCCGGGTCGTCGTCATACTCCCGGGCGATTTTGCCGTCTTGAAACACGTAGCGGTAGAGAAAGGCCCCCTGGCCGTAGAGTAGCCCCTTCTGGCGTTGGAGAATACCCGGTGCGAGGTTGTTGTCCTGGACCAGATCGCGGACCATGACGGGCATGTCGTTTCCAGGGCCATAGGGGACGATACGTTTGCCCATGACGTTCTGGTATGCGTATTCCCAGTTCGGATTCCGTGCGATGTTGAAAATTGTCGTATCGCCAGTTGTCCGGACGCTTGTGGAGAGAGAGTAGGCCGTCTGCCCTATTTGCAGGGCGAAGGCTGTGTTTGAAATTCGGTGTATTTTCGTTGTCATGCTTCGACTTTTTGGCCGTTGAAACTCAAAAGCAAAGGTTGATAAAATCGGCGGGCCTCCCCCGTGTCGGTGTTGACATATTCCTCGATGATCTCCGCGTTTCGGTGGTGGGCTTCCTGCGTTCGGGCGCGGAGCCGGGCGTGTCTGACCTCGACGATGCCTTCGCTTTTCTGCGCCGTTTCGTTGTAGGACATGAAGGAGAAGCCGAACGATATATTCCGTTTGGAGAGTTCTCGCATTTGTCGTATTGCCTCGAATAAATCCATGATGCAAAAATAGCCGCGGCCCCGGGTGGAATAAAGGCTGTCTCTTATACACATCTCCGAGCCCACGAGACTAGCGCTCATCTC